TTGATCCATTCCAGCGTTGCGTCCCAGTCCCGGACCGAGACGGTTGTGTCCGTTTGCAGAAACGCTATTCCACTCGGTCCTTTGAAATTAGTCAAGCCCTGAACCTGCATTTGTTGCTGGACCCAGAGCAAGCATTTGTTCATCTGGTCATTGATCGGAGCCATCGCATCGGCCTGCTCCTTTTTCAATTCCTCCTTGCGCTTGCGTAGCGCCAAGTACGCGGCAAGAACATCATCTACGGTCATGGATAAATCTCCTGTTGTTACGAACGATGTGGGATCACTCCCCCGAGTAGTAGCGCCGAAGCGCACGGGTAGCTCCCACTGCCGGTGTTTTTCTCTACACCCACGAACCGGCTAACAGTGTCCGGGGCATCCGCCATTGGTAGCGGCCCTCCCGGCTAGGGGATTAATCTTGAAATAGCTCCAGCAATGCTCCTTGCATCGCTGCTTTCTTTCGAAGCCTGGAATATACAGCACTCTCCGCCTTCGTGGCGGTGAGATTCACAATATGCGTGTTCTGCGTCTGACCACTGCGCGTGATCCGCGCGTTGGCCTGTTGGTAAATTTCGAGACTCGTGGTCGGCGTCGCCCAGATAATGGTCGAGCCCGCCGTCAGTGTCAGCCCGTGGGCCATCGTCTGGGGATGCGCAACGATCACGCGCGGCGAGCTACCCTTTTGGAACCCCGAAAAGATTAGATCGCGCTGCGCCTTCAGCACGTCACCGTGGATCATGCCGACGCTGTATCGCTTTCCTAAGACTCCTGCCAACATCTCGACCATGTATCTGAACGACGCGAACACGATGACCTTGCCGCTCGTCCCTTCGATCAACTCGAAGATCGTTTTGAACCGATCTATTCCGCCGATATAGTGCCCAGTGCCGTCTCCGTCATACCCGAAACCGGCACTGATTTGTAGGAGCTTGGAGAGCTTGACGCCTTCGTTGGCTGCCGTGATCTCGTTGCTGCGGATTTCGGTGGCGAGTTCTTCGACCATCTCTTTGTAGGCTTTCTGCGCCGCTGGATCGAGTTGGACTTGCAACGTCGTGTAGGTCGTTGGCGGCAAGTCGAAGCACTGCTCTCGCGTGAATCGCACGGCGGGCTGCATGACTTCGTGGACGATGTCGATGGCCTCGGGCCGCTCGACCCACTTGAAGGTTCCGATCTGCCGCATCGTTCGATCTTTGAAGGCTTTGAAACTGTAGCCCACAGAGTGCGGAGTGAGTAGTCGAGCTTGACCAAAAGCGTCAGTAGGTGCGTTGGGCGTTGGGCTCCCCGTAAGCCCCCAACTATAAGCACTTCGTTTAACAAGGGGCTCCAGAGATTTGAATCGTTTAGACCGCGAATTCCGATAGCTCGCAACCTCGTCAATGATGACGCAATCGATGTCGCTGCGTCCAAACAGTTCTGGATGTATGACTTCGACTCCCTCATGGTTGATAATAAATACATCAGCGTCGCTTGCGAGGAGCTTGAGACGTTTCTTTTTGTCACCGTGCAGCACCACCGTTTTCAGATGTGGAAGGTTCTCAAAAATCTCGTTGTCCCACACCGTGGTCAGTGTGGAAAGAGGCGCGACCACGAGCAGCTTGCGGACCCGGCCTATCGAACGGAGATAGTCGTAGGCCCACAATGCCGCCCTGGTCTTGCCAACACCCATCTCCGACAGGATGTATGCACGAGGATGAATCGTACACATATCTACCGTGACTCTCTGGGAATCAAAGGGCGGATGCGCCCCCTGGTTCCAGAAATCATAGTACGACAGCGCCGGACTCTGCACTTCAAGCCCGAGGTTACGCAGCAGCCTCACCGTATCCACGTCGTGGGGAACAGCTAGCCACCATGCACCGCCATGCTCGAACCTTTGTGCAGCAGGTGGTCGCACTATGGCTTCCACGTCTGCCCGATACGGCAAAACAATCTGTCTCGTCGGTTGATGGATACTCAACATTAAAGTTCTTTGGCCTCCGCTTCACGCTTGAGGTTGCCCGCCAGGATTGCCTGGTTGGCCGCCGTCATCGTGCGCTTCACTGCCGCTACGATTTCCTCTGGCGCGATCTCCTCGTCCTTGATGCACGCCGTCAGAAGTTCGAGGTCGCAGTTGATCTCGAACACCACGCGCGGATGCGCCTTGTCTTTTGTGTAGACTGTTGATCTCATCCCCACGGTCCTCCCTTCTTGATGGCTGGAGGCGGTGCCATCGTCGCCAGAGGCGGTGCCATCGTCGCCATTTGTTCAAGGCGCTGCGCAGTCGCATTTTGTGCGATGTTCTGCATTCCTTGGACGTGCTGCATTAGCTGCTGCAAATCCTGCTGATTGATCTCACGCTTAGGTGCGCTGTTCCACTTGGAGCCGCGAGGCGCTTTGCTTCGCAGCACGTTCATGGCCTGATCCAGTCTGTCCTGGATCACGTCGAGCGCCTTGTTGGCTTCCTCGGCGGTTTTCATTGATGCCAGGAACTTCGCTTCAAGCTCTGGCAACTCTGCGATCAGCGCTGCTATTGCAATCGGATCGTGTGCCGGTTCCGGCGCTCTCTGTGCCGGTGCCGCCATCCCACTAGCGGACATGGCGTCCACCAATGAGTCGGCGCATCTCAATGACCGCCCGAGCCTGAGTGACGGCATCGTCAACCGGGTTGTGTGCGACATAGTTGAACTGCTCCCACATGTCGGTGGTGAAGCCCGCGCGGATCGCTTCTGCCTCAAGGGTTCGGTAGCTGCGCGGCGCGCGGTAGTGGTATGGAAAGTCGCCGAGGTTGTAGTCCTCGATCTTCTTCACGCGGTACCACCACTCGCTCAGGATCACGTGATCAAAGTGCGGGTCCTTTGACCACACTTCCTTCACGTCGTACTTGGCCAGCAGCGTCTTCAGTTCGAAGCCTGCGGTCATCGACTTGTACTTGCCGGTGAAAGAGAATTCGCGGGCTGCTTCCGCCTGCTGCGTCCACCACTGCACCGTCTTCGGATCGATGTGACCATGGATCGAGTCGGGGGCCAACGCCCATCCGGCTGAGTCCAGAATCTTCTCGTCGTTGAAGATCGCCACGCCGATGGAGATCACCGCCGCGTCGAACCTCGTGCTGAGGGTTTCCAAATCAATCATCGCATGTTGAGTCATCGACAAACTCCTTCGAATTCAGCGCTCGATGCGCCAGGTTAGATACGAATCCGGGGATCGGCTGGAGCAGCCACCCCTGCAATTGTGCAAAATCTTTTCCGTCGTCGCTGTCTACCAAGAACACTGCTCCACCAGCGGCCACGATGTCTTTCATGGTACGCACTTGGCGGACCGTGGGTTTCTTGTCACGCGCCTTGGTCTCGATGGCAGCATAGATGCCACGGTGGCAGACATGATAGTCCAGCGCCGGGGCACCCATGCCGTTCATCACAGGCTTGTGCTTGTAGGCTTTCGCGCCGACAAGAACCTTATCGACGGCGAGCTTTACGCGGCCTTCGGGTGTCATCTTTGATCTCCGTGAACTTGGCATCCACGATCACATCGACGCGTCGGTCCGCTTCGATCTGCAATTGTAGCTCAGCCTTGAGCCGCCAGATCGCTTTCGCCAAATGATACTGGCCGTCGATGTCCTTCACCGTGCCACGCTTATGGTCCCACATGTGTCGGAACGCTGTGTTGAGTTGATCCATGGATTTCCCCCTGACCCAGCGCAGCGGCTCGCCCAGGTTGTGCTGCTTGTTGCCAGCCACGGACACTGCCACTTCGGCCAGCGTCGCGTCCGGGAAATACTCGGTCAGATACGTGAGGATCGGCATCGCCTTGCGGGCTTTGTCGTCGGTTGGAAGTGACATCAATTGCTCCTGTACTTGGTTGCGTAAAATAGCCAAACGAAATTCGCTGCCACGATGTTGAGACCACCAGCGAAGCTGAACCACTGATCCAGGCTTGGATAGTAGAACAGATTCCAGAAGCCCCAACTCGTGAAGAACAGCGTGACTTGCCAGTTCACGCCGCGACATTGCTTGTCGGCGCGGATGCGCTTGACGTTCTGCCACAGCGCGAACCCACCGA